AGCCTTAAATACTTTTTTTGACTTACCTTTTACTTTGGCTTTTGAGATATCGTTGTCTCCATCGCCTACTACAACAATAGCGATCATTCCCATTGTTTTATGTGGTGAGCATTGGTATAGATACACGCCTGGGGTATCAAATGTAATGGAAACCTCTTTGCTAAGTTTTGATTTCTTTGGCGCTTTCCATCCATCAGGGCCAGCAATAAACTCTACATTATGTCCTTTTTGTGTCGGTACCCAAGTAACAGTATCTCCTACATCAATACGCGCGATGTCTTGAGAATATACCATCTTAGCGCCATCTTCACGCTTATTTAACATTTCAATTGTTATATCTTCAGCGTATGCTACTGCTGCAAAGAGTGACATTATACTTGCAGTGATTAAATTTTTCATAGATTTTCCTATCTTTATTTCTTTACATTAAGATTGGACGGATTATATTGTTCGCCATTATAGGCAGGATAGGTGTCGTCCTCTACCCCAGAATTACAGCCTACCACTACTACAAGTAGAAAGATGATTGACCACAATGTGACTCTCTTGGTCCACATCATAAACTGCTCGAAAGTTTTTTCTGCTTCTTTCTGCGCGGCAGCTCTTACTTCTTCATCAGTCATTAAGACCTCGTTTTATAATATGATCGATAGATTTCACGGAGTTCAACACTATCTGTTGATTCTTGCACAATATAGTCAGTTTTATCAACTTTAGCTGCATCGGCCATACCAATAGCATCTTCTTCTCTACTAGCAATGGCAATAATCTCTCCATCTTTTTTTCTTACTATAAACATTAATTAAGACCGAAACATGGAAGAATATTTAAATTGCAATAGCGACCATAATCTTCAAGTCCTACCATAGCCATCAGTAACAGTACTGGTACTACAGCGATCATAAAGACAATAACAGCAAACGCTTTGCCAAGATCCTTAGTAGTACAATAATCATGTTTAGGTTCATCTAACATTTTCATATAATCTCCAGCGCTCGTAAACTTAAGATCTTGCATTTCATTATTCATGTTCGCCGCCTGCTCCTCTTCCATTATAAAAACCGTATGGCTTGCGTTTAGCAACTTCAAATGTAGCAACTGTAATAGCAACCGCTCCGAGCAGTAATGTATGTATCATCATACTGACTACTCCAGCCCACATGCTTCCTACAATAATACCAAATACAATACACCACATCCAAGCTAACACTTGCATAATCATGTGTCTAGTGTTTAAGTCAGGAATGCTGCTTAACGGATTAGTATTATGATCCATCACTACATTCCAACAATTATGTACCCATTCTCTCATTGATACGACCTTTCTAAAAGTTACTCTTAAAGGATAATGCGCATCAGCATTATCACGAAATTCTATAGCATCGTTGATATCATAAAACTTTTCAGAGATTTTGTGGTTTTTAAAAAATGCTGTTACTTTATACATCACTTTTCTCCTTTATCAAAAATTAAAAACAGGACCGTTAAAGTTAATGACAGCCCTGCAAGTATCACCCAATCAGGCATTACTTTTTTTCCGATACAAACTCATAAAGTTTTTCAGCTTGTAATTTAATTTCATCTGGATTTAAAGCTTTAGGTACATACTTTTTCCAAGCTTCGAGGGCTTGTTCAGTATCTTCCTTATACATTCCTAACATTTTATTAGCAAGATCTACTTGCATATCATAATGTTTGTCTGCAATTTCTTTTGCCATGTTTAATACATCATAGCGGATTTGATATGGATTTGACATTTAAGTCTCCTGTGTGTGTTGTGTGACCAAGAGGGCGATCTCCCGCCCCCTGACTTTTTAAAGCCTTCTCATTATAAAGATGTATTTATAATACATCCTCTTGGTTCGCTGTACGCATCATACACTGCATAAAAACCTATTAGTATGCAGACAAGAATCAGCGTAGACATTACTACAAAGCATGCCAAACCAAGTCTTTCGACCAACTCTGATGTCATCATTATACGGCAAACATTAATAGAAGCGCTACAAGGAATGCAAAGATTCCTAATGCTTCTGCAAATGCTATGCCAACAAACATCGTTGAGTTATCAGCCTTTTTAGGCATGTATTTAAATACACTACCTACTACCATAGCAACTCCGATAGCTGCTCCGCCCATTCCGAAGGTCGCTAGACCTGCACCTATCATGGCACCCATTGTTGCGATATCACCGGTCATTTTGCAACTCCCGTATTTCCATCATACAACGTTTGGATTCCTCGTGAAGGCCCATTCTTGCGAGCTCCGCTGCCGCTCTCGAGTATCCAATCAGCTGCGAATAACGATCGAGTGAAGACCACAAACCCGACAAGGGCGAGAAGACATAGTTTGCTACCATAGTTGTCATTAAACCCAACCTTTCAGATTATTATTAGCTTTTGTATTTGCTATTGTATCTACTGACCGTGCGATTGAATATATGTCGCCTCTGCAAAGACCAATATCAGCTAAGTCATTATCTGATAATTTGGATAACTCTTTTTCAGTTTCACGGATCGCTTTACGATGCGCTCTATACTGAATAAGAGATCTTAGTGCTTCTATGATAGTTTCAATTGCCCTCGTTGAGTAGCTGTGGGCTGCTAGTATTGCTTGTGTCATTTTGTTTCCTCGTTTGACCAATATTGATTTTACGAGGACGCTGATCTTCTGGGATAACATACTGCAATTCAATTGCCAGAATGCCGTCCTGAATATCTGCTCCGTTTACATTTACATGTTCGGACAGCCTAAAGGTTCGTTTAAATTTCTTTGTCGAAATGCCACGATGGATAAACTCTCTACCTTTAGAGACATGTTCCCCTGTAACAGTCAAGGTTCTATCTTTAACTTCTACAGATATTTCATCCTTTGTAAACCCAGCAATAGCTAGTTCAATCAAGTATTCTTGATCTCCAGCTTTAATAATATTATGTGGGGGATAATGGTCTTGGGCATGTTTAGCTGTCCACTCTAATTCGTTGAACAGATGGTCAAAACCAACAAAAGATGACCGCGGGAATAGTGTTTGTAAGCCTGTCATTGTTATCTCCTTTTGAGCAAGCAAGATTATATTGCGACCGGATTATTCCGCATCGCAATACTATATATAATGAATTAGCTATATCCGTGAGGTATAGCTGCTATTTATTTCCGATATTATACTTCGGACATAGTTCCCATTGATCTTTATCTTTAAAAGAAATAATTTTTATTTGCCTTAAAGGCGCAATAGGTAATTCTTCTTTTTTAACGAAATCAATAAGTCCCCAATCGCTTAATAGCGTAGCGATGGTATTTCTACGAGCAATGTCGTTTTCTTCTAAATTAGCTTTTTTACCATCTAACAAGAATAATTCTTTAAAATGGACAATAAAGTACCGGCCTTGTTTATGCAAAATATGACAAGATTGATAAAGCTTTTTATCTTTTCTAGATGCTACACCGATACGAGTTAATGTCTCGCGAACCTTTAAAAAATCATCAGGTTCATTTAATAGTATTTCCAACATATCTGTTGGATTCCATTCTACAATGTTATTTTCTTCTTCCACCACGACTCACCTTTTCTTTTATAATTTTTATTTTTTCTGGTGATAAAAGTGAGAGAACTTCGCGGGCTCTTGTATTATTATATCCATAGTACTCTTTAATCACTTCAATATCACTGTGTGTTTCAGGTTTATTCCATTTCGAAAAGCGCTTGCGTTTTCTGATAGTATTTATAAAAAAGTGAAATTGAAGTTTTTTGCCGACATGATGGTACTGATTCATCACATTTGCGAGTACGGCGGTGTCATAAAAATAACTAAGTCCGCGATTAATCATGAAAGAATTATAAGACTTTTCAGCCTCTTCTCCTATCATGATATCGTCTTTAGTATCGTTGATTGCTTTTAAATAATCAAAGTGGTTCATAGGTGAACTGCAATTGTTTGCATACGCATAACGTCCATAACAATGTCATGGCGTGGATCATGGTGTATGAATTTTTCATTGAGCCCTTCAGGAATAAACTTATCATCTAGATCCCATCCCCATGACATACCATTTATTGTAGAACGAGTGTCACGAATAATCCACCAAGGATATGGTACACTATATCCAAAGGTTTGTACAACACTTTCTAAGACAATTGGATCAAAACCATTGCCACGAGTATATACCTTTTTAAGATCTAAACCTTTTGAGTAATCCGAAAAGAACTGCCATAATTCTGTAATAGATCTATCTTCATCAGAAGGTTCTAGTTGAGTTCTAGCCTCAGGTTCTTTACGTTGCCACCACTCAAGTGTAGATTTATCTATTATTCTGTTATATTTTTCTACTTGTTCTGCGACATTAAACTTAATAAAACTAGTTTCTGCCAATAAATCTTCGTACTCATATGGTTCCTCAGATACATATTTGGTCTCATCAAATTTTAAGATAGCCATTGATACAACTGCACCATTTTGTGCAGGGCCTAGCGTTTCGAAATCATATATTAAGTTCATTTAAAATTTACCTGTGCCATAATCTCTGTCATACATGCAACGAGATTTATTTCATGATCAGCAACAAATGCATCTTTATATTGATAATCAGCAATAATAAGAACAAGCTGAGGAATTGATTGACCATCTACATAATCAAACATAGAGTCATATAAGCCACGAAATATAGCTGCCGGTTCAATATCAATATTATCTGTAATCCATTTACGCATCTTTTTAAAGTCTTTAGCTTTTAGAAAGGATGTGAGAGAACCAAAGCTATCAACACTTGAAACTGTCGATTGGCTTATAGAATTTCCACTAATACCAGTTCGTTGTGCTTCATTTAATACACGACGCCAATCTGGTGCATGTTTCATAATTAGGTCTGCTAGACCTTTACTATCAAATGATACGCCTTCTTTATACAAAATATCAGCGAGACGATCCATGAATGCACCGCAAAGTTGAACCATATCTTTTTTTGTAGTATTAAATTCATATACACCACAACGCGAGTGCAAAGGCTCGATGATCCGGTTTTTAAAGTTACAAGTGAGAATAAATCTGCAATTATCTGAGAACTCTTCAATGAATCCTCTAAGTGCAGGTTGTGTGGATTGAGGGTTGAGATAATCAGCCTCGTCCAAGATGCATACTTTGTATCCTCCTGATAGTGAAACTGTAGATGCGAACTGTTTTATTTTTCCGCGTAATGTGTCAATATTACCTTCTTCAGATCCATTGATAATAATGTAGTCTAGGCCAAGCTCTTCACATAAAGCTTTGGCCACCGTAGTTTTTCCAAGACCAGCAGATCCGGCAAAGAGCATATTAGGAACTTCACCGGCATCTACTATGTTTTGAAATGTAGATTTTAAACGATCAGGCAGAACGCAATCAGCGATCTTGCTTGGTCTGTATTTTTCTACCCATAAAAAGTCTTTCATTCACTTACTCCATAATTTATTTTTATATTATAACACGACTTTTACATGGTGTACATCATTCCGATTCAGCGGCTTCCTCCTGCTCTTTTTCTTCACATAGTGCAGTTAGTTGAATGCATTGATCTCTGAGTTGACCAATGGTAGACAATTCTTCACCACGAAAACCTCCGCGCTGCACAACCGCATCGATAACAGCTACTGTTGATCTCGATGTTCGTGTTGCAAGTTCATAAACTATTTCTGACATATTATTCTCCTTTATTTGTATGTCGAAGTTTTTTCGAGTGCTAACCAATATGTTAAGTCAACACCTTCTTGGATTAAATTAAATTGTGAAATAAGCCTTGATGATATTGAGACATCATAATTGCCAGGAATCATCTGTAAATTTTTAATATTTAGAATAAAGTTAAAGTCGCCTGTACTTTCACCAGGAACATCAATAGAATATGTATTAGATGTTGCATTATCAATATCAACAACTGTGAGAGCAATTACACCATCACCTGGCGTAATAGATAGTTGATCATGCCCAAGCGCAGCGGCGGCCTTTTTGATACGTCCTAGTGTATCCTGATCAAGAACAAACTTGACTTCTGGATTAGGCATTTCAATTGCCTTAGTAGGAGAAGTGAGCATATCGATATCAGAAAAGAAGTATTTAATTTTAGATCGACCTGATACATCACCCACTGTCACATGAGTTTCATCAAACTTTAAGTTAGTCGTATCAAACAGACTAAGTACCGATAAAAATTCTGATAGATCATAAATTCCAAATGCTTGTGGAAAGTTTTCTGAAACTGTGGCTCGAACCAAAACATTCTTAGCTTCCGACATTGACATAATACTATTGCCACCTCGGATAACTAGGTTTGGATTGATAGAAGAAAAGTTTTTCAAGATTTGCATAGTAAAGTTGGATAGTTCCATTTCAATTTCCTTTTATTTTACTAAAGTTTTTCTCTTTGTGAAATTCTAATTTATTTTCGAATTTCCCTTCAAGAATATCACCTTTGTGACTAATCACAAATACGTTTGTATCATCTCCTAAAGTATGAATAATTTTCATAAGATTATCAACACCCTCATAGTCTAGAGATGAGTCAAAGGTTTCATCCAATACCAATAAGTTTGTTGATACTGAATTTTTCATCTTGGCTATTTGACGCCAAGTAAAGAGTAATGCCAAGTCAATACGTTGTTTTTCACCTTCAGAAAATGAAGCATAAGAAAATGAATCTCTATGCCGTGATCGTATTGTTTCAGCAAATGCTTCGTCTAGATTAAACGAAACGAAGAAGTCAAGCACTTGTAAATACTTATTAACTAGATTATTAATAACAGGCAAATATTGTTTAATGATTTTTGTTTTGATTCCTGTATCTTTTAACATCTCCAGCATTGTATTATTATACAATACCGATTCATTTAAGTACAATCTTTTTTCAAATAAATCATCTTTTAATTTTTTAAGAGCTTTTAGCTCATCATTTGATTTACTTAAATCTCCACTGGATCCCCGTATTTGTTCAATCGAGCTATTGATAGATTTAATTTGCTCTTGTAACCGACTAATCGTTTTGTTGTTAGAATTAATAACAGAGGTTTTATCTCTAATTTCGCCTGCGGTATTTGTGAGCCTTTCAATAGTTGATTCCACAATAGTCGACTTTTCATTGACATCACATACGGCGCTGTTAAGTTCTGCAGCTTTTTCTTTAGCGGTTGCCAACTTGGTGTCTCTAACTTCTGTACTAATATCTTGGGTACATGTGGGGCATGTATCATTTTCTTCGTAAAACTTCGTTTCTTTGACCAGTGTTTTAATTTTTTGATTGAACTCGGCTTGATAGTGTAAGAGACTTTGCCGTTTGTCGTGGTTTTCTTTGAGATCTTCTTGTAAGCCATCAGACCTTTCTTCGATCTCGGTTGATAATAAAACATTTTCGGATTGAAAGGAATCGATTTCTTTCTGTGCATCAGCGGCGTCTGATTCTTTTTGATTGATTTGCTCAACTGATAAAGCCTCCACTTCTTTAATGTAATTTTTTTGAAGATCTATTTTTTCATTATTGAGCTCTGTATCATACTCAACTACCTTCAAATTATCCTTAAGAATGCCATTTTTTTCTTTTAAGATCTGATTCATTTTAGAGAATACATTAATGTCCAGAAGATCCTCAATTACATCCCGGCGGTGTTGTGCCGGAAGTTGCATGAAGGGAATGAAGGAGGAGGACCCGAGTACAACTATCTGATGAAAGCTTTTATGATTAAGCTTTAAGATGTTTTGCTCGAGGATCTTCTGGTACTCTTTGGAATGTGACGATTGATTAATCATCACCCCATCTTTCCATATTTCAAATATGTTTGGTTTAATACCTCGTACGACCTTTAATACGGATCCGGAAGCATCAAATTCAACTTCTACAATACAAGCTTTATTATTAATAGAATTAATAA